AGACACTTAATACATGGGGTAATGAAGATGATAGAAAGTTTATAGTTATGCACCATAGTATTCTATCAGAAGGTATTAATGTATCAGGATTAGAAGCAGCATTATTCTTACGCAACATGGATTTTATCACTATTAGTCAAACAATAGGTAGAGTAATCCGTAAAGGTGGTGAAAAGAAACAGTTTGGTATTGTATGTGTTCCAGTTTATGATAAAGTAGGTATATCAACTGCCAAAAGTGTTAATGCAGTTGTTGATACTATTTTCAATAAAGGGGAGGCATCAGTATCATGACTAGAAAAATACATCCTCGTGAATACTTTTCTAATGACTACTGGAAGTATAACTTAGATCCACCAGAATATAAACGCGGAAGTCGTCATAATAAAATAGGCATGTGGATTATGTTTATTTTCTACGGTATAGTTTTAGTACAATTATTACACGCATTTACTGTAATACCATTTTTCCCTATTACTTTCACAATATTATTAGGATTATTGTTTATAGTTTATGTGGCATGGAGGGCATCTTGAAAGATACTATTTTATTTGGAGATTGTCGTGAGACACTTAAACAATTCGATGAAAAAGCAAGGTGCTGTGTGACATCTCCACCTTACTACGGACTGAGAGATTATGGTGGGGAAGGTAATCAAATAGGACAAGAACAATCACCAGAAGAATATATTGAAGAGATGGTGAATGTATTCAGATTAGTAAGAGATTGCCTTACTGATGATGGTACATTGTGGTTGAATATCGGGGATAGTTATTATAATTATAGGAAAGATGGATGTATTCCTAAACAATCATTTACAAATAGTAGACAAGATTTACCAAAGACTACACCAAGAAGAAGTAATAAACTTACAGGTTATAAAGATAAAGATTTAATTGGTATTCCTTGGATGTTAGCATTTGCATTAAGAGCAGATGGATGGTACTTAAGACAAGATATTATATGGCATAAACCTAATCCTATGCCAGAAAGTGTAAGAGATAGATGTACTAAATCACATGAATATATCTTCCTCTTAAGTAAGAATAAGTACTATTATTATGATAATGAATCTATTAAAGAACCAGCAAAAGATTGGGGTACTCGTGATAGATCAAAAGGCAAATATCATAATCCTGGTACAGGTTTACAACCTCATTCTGGTCTTACTAAATCATATTCAAAGAAGAATAAAAGATCAGTTTGGAGTGTAAATAAGAAACCATATAAAGGTGCTCATTTTGCAACTTACCCCGAAGAATTAATTAAACCATGTATATTAGCAGGTTCACAAGTTAATGATATAATTCTTGACCCATTTATGGGGTCTGGAACTACTGCTATGGTTGCAAAAGAGTTGGGAAGGTATTACATAGGGTGCGAATTGCATGAAGAATATGGTAAATTAATGCAAAAACGTATAGGTGAAGCAAGAGGAACACTTGAGCATTTTATATAATAACAACTGAAGCGTTTAAAGTGTACCCTAAGTGAGAGATCGAGTCAAACCTGACATTCTATACGATCTAGTCAAACCTGACCTTCTCTCTTTTTCTTTATATTATTGAACACTTATGGCAACACGCAGAAGAACTTCAGCATCTAAAACTGCTAAATCTGCTACCAAAAGTATCAAGGAGTCTACTATATCTGTTAAGAAAGTTACAACTCCACCAGTAAAACGTGTAAATAAAGTTACACAACCTACGGTGAATAAAGTGACTGAAGTAACAGAAACTCCTCAAAATAAAGATCTTGATTTACAGAAACTATTCAAGGATTACCCTCGTGATGGTTTCGCACTTGCTCTTCTTCCTTTACTATTATTGGAAGCATTAACCAAAGAAGGTTTAAAACTAGCAGGTGTAAGTGTATAAGATTTATTATACTTAGAGGGTTGCAATACCCTCTTTTTTATGTTAAAATGAACTTATTATTATGCAAAACAAACATATCGAACATCCTGAAGATTGCATCCTTAATGGTGATCTTAGTGTGTTAAATTGGTTTACTGCTGATTCACATATATCAGTAAAGATTGATGGTTCTCCAGCAATAGTTTGGGGACGTAATCCAGCAAATAATAAATTCTTCGTAGGTACAAAAAGTGTCTTCAACAAAAAACTCATCAAAATCAACCATAACCATACCGATATTGATAGAAACCATCAAGGAAAAGTGGCAGATATTTTGCATCTCTGTCTTGACAATCTTCCTGATACAAATAATATCTACCAAGGTGATTACCTCGGTACTGGTGGCACTAATAGTTTCAATCCTAATACCATCAGATACGATTTCCCAGATAAAGTTTCCCAAGAAATCGTAATTGCACCTCATACTTATTACATAGCAGACAAAGATTTGAGGGATGCTGTTGCATATCCTCTACAATTTGCTCTCGAAAGTGATGATGATGTGCTTTTTGTTCAACCTGATGTAACAATTAGTGATGAAAGAGATAGTATCATAGAGAGATGTCAATTTGCAAGACAAATTGCAACTTTATGTGAGTTTGCTAGTGATAAACAATTACCACGAATTAAGAAGCAATTAAATACATGTATTCGTGAAGATGTTGAGTTAGATGATATAACATTAGAAGCACTTGCTATTGATAATAATATAGATGTAAATGTTCTACGTTTATGGCAATTAGTAAGGTCAATTAAGTGGGATATGTTTCCACTTATTGAGAGAGATGCAGAGATAGAATGTTATATTAATGATGAAGAATGTGACCATGAAGGTTATGTAATGTCTAATGAGTTTGGTACATTTAAGATCGTGGATAGAGATATATTTTCTAAGCACAACTTCTTAAAGGTTAGAGATTAATTATGACAATCTGTTTTTCTGGTGAATATAGTGATTCTAATTTAGCACAAAAAGTATATAATTACTTTGAGACTAAATGTTATCCTACTATTGCAAATTACCTTGTAGAGTTATATCATACTGACCTATCTGATGATAATGTTAAAGGTTGGCAAGAGCAAAATGATGATGAGTTTTTGATACATATTGATACAAATTTGGATGAAAGTGAATATATTAAGACAATATTTCACGAATTAGTACATTGTATTCAGGATATTGTAGGACTAAGTGATAATAATGCTCGTGAATGTGAAGCATATAAGTTAGAACAACTGTTTCACGACCACTTTATAACAACTGAAGCGTTTAAAGTGTCCTCTAAGTGAGAAACATATTAAGGGTTCAACTACTCTGACATTCATCTTAATTAGACTGAGTAAATCAGTTAGCATAGATGATAAGAAGCAGAGACATGATGTTGAATTAAAAATACTTACCCTTAATGTTTCTCCCACTAATTCACATTTTTTGGTTAACTTTATGTCAACTTTACCTGAAAGAATTCTCGATTGGACTGAAACCTATTGCGAATCTTTGACGGAAAATTATAAACAACATAGTGTAAGTATGCACCAGAACTTTACATCTGAATGGTCAAAAGATCAGTTAGAAAGTATAAAGAATGGTACTGCTAATCTCACTAAGTTTGTTATAAAGAATGGACGTAAGTATTACAAAATTATGCAACACGAATTCGATACATTTCGTGATAGAAATGAATATAGAGAAGGAAGTGTTCATGCTTTTGTTGATAAGAATACAGGAGAAGTTTACAAACCAGCATCATATAATTCACCAGCAAAGCACGTTAGATATGATTTAAGAGTCATAAATGATCGTGTTAAATTACATGATCCCAGATATACTGGGTGGGCAGGTGGTTACTTATACATGCGATGATTGTAAACTTAACTAAGAACGAAATCAGGCATCTTGTCTACCTATTAGGTAAGGGAGATGCCGATTTTCCAGAATTAAATCAACATATTCTGGACAAATTGCAACCACTAATTGATGCTTGCGTCTGTAAATCTCAAGGAGAAAACTAATGATTTGGGAAGTAAAATTGTATGTTGGAGGTAAAGTTTTTACTGAAAGTGTACATGCAGTTAATAGACAAGATGCTCTAGATACAGCAAAAGCAAGAAACCCAAAAGCAAAAGTTATAGGAGTTAATCCTACAACAAGAGACACATTATGATGGTAAAGTATGATACAACAGGCAGAATTATCGGGTCATTCTTGATAGTAACTGCCTATTTTATTGTTTTACATGTATCAGCAACGATTGGTGCATTAATGCACTTAATTGCCAACGTAATTAGTCTACCATTCTTTATAAGAACTAAAGCACATGATGTGGTTATAATGTTATCTTTCTTAATGGTAATTTCACTTACTAAGTTATTATGAATTATGCAACACCCTATGATATAGGAATTGGTGACAAAGTAACATATAAGGGCAACGATTATGATGTCTTTATTAATTACATAAAGGGAGAAACTGATGCAAAAGGTTTCACACCACTTAACAATCATACCATCTTGTTTAACAACAAAGTCGGTAGGATTACTTGCCTTGATTATACACAACTTGAGGTAATTGAACAAATTACAGATCATGGGAGGTTAATTTAATGAACACTATTTGTTACAAACCTGTCACTAATCGTACTAGGGCAAGAAAGAATGGCAAATTAATTAAGTGTCCTAAATGTCAATCAGTACGCACAATTTATCATTTTTCATGGTCAGGATTAACTTGTCCAGAATGTAAAGAATCAATCGACAAATTAGATTGGTTAGTTGAGAGTAACTGAAGCGTTTAAAGTGTACCCTATGTGTAAGGGATACATCCATTTCTGGTTAGTCACTCCCTTACACGTTAATTTCAACTTAATTGTTTATGTCAACTATTGCAAATGAAGCACTATTAGAAAACATTTACGATGAAGTATGGGAGGAGTTTCGTATATCTAACAATCTAACTGACGACCAATTAAATGAACTTTGTTGGGCAAATAAGTCAGGAACATTGTTAGCAATCGAAACAGAAACTAACAAAAGATTTGAAGATCTTTGTCAGTAATTATCACAAACCCCATCCAATTCATTTAATTTTCTATTATGTCTGATACTAAATTTCGTACACTAACTATCACTGAAGCAGAAGAAACTGCACTCGTTGAAATAATAAGATACTTCAACGATATGGGAACTCCAGATAATGTTGATCCCACAGATTACGACACTTTATGTGAAAAAGTTTGTGAACCTGCCTTCTGGGAGTATAACTAATACTCCCCTTTTTTCTGTCCTTTATTAACATTTTTATCATGCAATCTTTACAAGAATTTGTTAATTATGTGTGGGATTTCTATAAACCACATAGTGACCTTTATCCGATTAAAGGTTTAGTTAAACAGGATATTTGGGACGCATTGGTTACATATAAGAAAAGAATTGATAGTGAAAATGTATATTATAATCATTATTCTTGGGGGCAAGGTGATAGTTTAGATCGTGAAAGAGTAAGAGATATTATACTTGAGCAACCACAATTTTCATGGAGTTCTTAACAATGAGCAACACAAAACAACTTGAAAAAGATATTGCTTATTGCATCGACATTCTCGATCTAAGTAATAACCAAATAGGAGAAATCCTTAGAGCATGTGAAGATTTAGGCAACATATCAGTTGAATACTTTTGCGAAGAATTTATCTTCCAATGTGATACTGATGAGGAGTTAGATCGTTTACATGATGATAACTATCTTACTATTAATTGGGGGTTAAACTAATGATTAAGGAACTAACATCCGCACAAAGAGATGAACTTATTGAGCAATTTGTAGAGATACAAGTTGATAGTATGGATCATCAATCTTTGTATGAATTAGCAACAGAATATATTACTAATTCATTTGATAGATTAACAGATAGTGAGATAAAAGAGAGAGTTGATTGTTATGATGAGGAATTATTTGATGAGTTAGTTGATAATGTAACTCAACAATATCCTAAACAACTTAATACTTTTGAGAAAGAAACTTTCATTGACATTAACAACACTGGAGGCAAATTCTAATGAGACAACTAACACTAACTAACGAACAATTTGATGTCCTATTTGACATTTTAGCAGATACAGTTGATGCACTTGAAGGTGATTTAACGAGTTATTATGATAAAGATGGTAATGAAATAGATGAGAAGATTGAAGATTATGAAGCACATAAGATCTATCAGCAAATGATTAGATTATCTGGAGGATTCTAATGGCAACTTATC